AGGCGAAAATAAGTTGACATCAATTTAAATTGAGTTAACCTGATTCCGTAGACACACACAGGAGACGGACATGGAACTCGACGAATCGGATGGGAGGCGCACGCTGGCTGATCGCGGCCTGCGCCCGGTCGCGGAGCTCGCCGCCGACCGCCCGCACGGCACTAGGCTGCGGTACCTCGCAGGGTGCCGGTGCTTCCACTGCCGCCGGTCCAATTCGGACTACGAGCGCGAGCGTGCTGCAGCTAGGGCGGCGGGCGACTGGAACGGCATCGTGGACGCTGCCCCGGCGCGGCGGCACATCCTCGCGCTCTCCCGAATGGGCGTCGGTCGCCGGATGGTGGCCGCGGCATCGGACGTTGCAGAGTCGGTCATCGCCGACATCCGCACCGGCCGCAAGCTGCGCATCCGAGCGCGAACCGAGCGCCGGATCTTGGCGGTGACGCCTGCCTATCGCGGCGATGCCTCACTGGTCCCGGCCAAGCGCACTTGGGAGCGGATCGAGTGGCTGCTCGATGAGGGCTTCACCAAGGGCCGCATCGCGCTCGAGCTCGGGCGCAAGACGCGGGCGCTGCAGCTGAATCGGGAATGGGTGACGGCGCGGAATGCCGCTGCCGTCGAGGCGTTAGTGAGGAGGTACCAGGCATGACCATCGAACTCGACGACCTCGACAAGGACTTCCTCGCCCGCTCGCACACGCAGGACGAGTGGCGCCGGGAGTGCAAGGACGCGCTCGAGCGGAATGCGCTGTACTTCCGGCGCATCCTCGAGCTCATGGACCAGGTGACGGCGCTGAAGGAAGCCGCTGCGGCGCCGCCCGCGCAGCGCACCGGCTGCGCGTACCCGAACTGCCTCGACGGCGGCGGGCGGTGTCACGCGATGTTCAAGGGCGAGTGTGCGGGGCCGAAACAACAGGAGAGGACGATATGAGCAAGATCAACAACGGCGGCCCGGCGTTTCCGGCTGTGGGCGTACCGGCATGGCCCGACCACAATCACGGCGGCATGACCCTGCGCGACTGGTTCGCTACTCACGCGACCGACGCTGACATCGCAGACATTCAGCACGGCACGAAGTTCACGCGGGAGCAGGCGAGGTACATCCACGCCGACCGGATGTTGTGGGCGCGGGAGGTGAAGCCGTGAGCGAACAACCCGAAGCCCTGCGGTTGGCTGACTCCATTGAAGGGCTTGCGGTGGACTCAATAGCAAGTTCATGGAATGACTTGGAACCAGCCGCCGCCAAACTGCGCCGCCAGCATGAGATCATCGCGGAACTGTTGGAGGTGTTGAAGGAGGTTGCAGCGGAGGCGAGGCATCCAGATTACGACTGGAGCGTTACTTTGCTGAACACCGTTCATGCCGCCATCAAGAAAGCAGAGGAGGTGAAGCCGTGAGCAACATTACCCTGCCCCGCGCCGAAGCCGAGCAGATACGGCAAGCATTGGCTTCAGGCAAAAGACTTTACGCCGCCCTCACCGCCCTCGACGCCGCGCTCGCGGAGCCGGGGCACATCCACACCTGCCCCCCCGACTGCCAGAAGCCCCTGTGCGTGAACCGGCGGCGCGAGATTGCGGCAGCGGTCGAGGCCGAGCGGGAGGCGTGTGCGCGGGTGTGTGACCCGTACACTCATGGGCAATGGTTTGCAAAAGCCATCCGTGCGAGGGGGAGCAAATGACACGCGAGGACATCATCGAACGCATGGGCTGGCTGCCGTCTGCCGAAAACGGCATGAGCGACATCATCAATCGCATTGAGCGCATCGTTAACCGAGCGGTCGAGGCCGAGCGGGAGGCGTGTGCGGAGATTGCAGACAGCGTGGACAACTACGCCAACCCGATGACGGCGAGAGACTGCGCCGAGGCCATCCGTGCGAGGGGGAGCAAATGAGACTGCCTAAACCTATTGCAACCGGGGTCAAGTACCAAAGCCGCGCACTCGGCAGCGTTTACACCGCCGCGCAGATGAAGGCGTATGCAGCCAAAGCGGTCGAGGCCGAGCGGGAGGCGATTTGCCCGATTGTTTACGGGCTGTGCATCAGCGACAACAACGCGCAGGAAATCGTCAACGCCATCCGTGCGAGGGGGAGCAAATGAGCGAGCGCATGAGGCTGCTCCGGCTGCTGCGAGAGCGACACGATCTGCTGCGCGACGTGCGCGACGCCCTGCGGCGGCTCGACCCCGCCTGGTGCGCCGTCAACGGTAAGGAGCAGATCGGCGACGAGGAGCTCGACGACCTTCTCGAGCGCGTCGAGGATGCCGTGGAGGATGGCGATGGAACGCCCGCCTGACTTCGGCCCGCTGTTCCGGCTGCTGCGGGACGCTGCGATCGTGCTCCTCGGCATCCTGCTGTTTTTCGCCATGCTCGTGGAGGTGATGTCGTGAAGCGCAGTGCAGGCAGGCCCCCATCGGTGACGATGGAGCAGTACCAGCGGGTCCTCGATGTAAAGGCCGCTCGTGCGGCGCTGCCGACGAATAAGGAACTTGCCCGCGAGCTCGGGGTTCCGGTGTCTACCATCATGGGTTTGCTTGGGCGCGGGCTAAAGGCGTACCAACCGAGGAAAGCGAATGGGCGCAAGTCAAAGGCGTAAGGGCGCAGCCGGTGAGAACGAGCTCGCCAAGATTCTGAGCGACCAGCTCGGCTGGGTGGTCAGGCGCAACATTGGGCAGGCCCGTGACGGCGGCGACGACATCACGACCGGCCAGTTCCGGTGGGAGGTCAAGCGCCGGAAGGGCATCGCCGTCCACGAATGGGTCGAGCAGGCCGTCCGTGCGTCTGGCCCCGGCGACATCCCGGTGGTGGCCTGCCGGGGTGACGGGAAGGGGTGGCTCGTGGTGATGCGCCTCGAGGACGCCCTGCCGCTGATCCGTGGCGAGTTGCCGCAGCGGTAGCCGGGGGGTTAGACTTGGGGCATGACCGAGACTGAGCGGAAGCCTTGCCTCAACTGCAACAGCAGCGGCTGGGTGGCCGATTGGTCTGGCGGGTGGGTGCGGTGTCCCGACTGTGAGCCGCCGCCCCCGCCGAAGGTCGAGGTCGAGTTCGTGCGTGGCGCGAAGGTCCGGCGCAAGCCGAAACTGCCCGAAGCAGCGTGAGGTAACGAGATGCCTGGTCCCGGTTTATACGCAAACATCAACGCTAAACGCGAGCGCATCAAGGCCGGTAGCGGCGAGAAGATGCGCAAGCCCGGCAGCAAGGGTGCGCCGACTGCGAAAGCGTTTCGCGAATCCATCAAGACCGCGCTCAAGCGGAAGTGAAGGCGCAGCTGCTCGGAGATAACGGCGACCAGGAAGGCGAGGATCTGTTCGGCTTTCGTCGCCGGAGAGGTGGTGCAATTCTGGGAGGAGCCGTCGGCAGGGTGCCAAGACTTTCGCCGAGGGCTACCGCCGGTGTCGCCGCTGCTGGACTCGGTGGCCCGACACCTACGCCGGTACCGGGTGGCCCGGGTGGTAGACCGCAGGAGCCGAGAGACGTGAACCTCGTATGAAGACCGCCGCATGGCAGCGCAAGGCAGGGCAGAACCCGAAGGGCGGTCTGAACGAGGCCGGTCGCCGCTCTGCCAAGGCCGAGGGGATGAACCTCAAGGCCCCGGTCAAGTCAGGGGACAACCCGAGACGCGCCAGTTTCCTTGCCCGGATGGGCAACGCTCCCGGCCCGATGGTCGGGAAGGACGGCAAGCCGACACGCCTCGCCCTCGCCCTGAAGGCATGGGGTGCGAACTCGAAGGAAGACGCTAGGGCGAAGGCCAAGGCGATCAGCAACCGCAACAAGGGGAAGTGACCATGCCGCTCAAGAAGGGATACAGCCAGAAGACCATCTCGCGCAACATCTCAGCCGAAGTCCGCGCCGGTCGCCCGCAGAAGCAAGCCGTGGCGATCGCCATGAGCACGGCTCGCAAGGCAGCCAAGAGCGCCGGTAAGGGAATGGCAGCACGCAAGCTGATGGCGAAGTGATGCCGGACAGAGCAGAACAGGTCAAGGCAGTCCTCGCGCTCGTCGAGGACGGCATGTCGGAGAACGCCGCCTGTCTACAGGTCGGCATCAATCGGGCAACCTTCCGAGCAGCGGCGTTGAAGGTCACGGCTGGTGACAATTACGCGCGCGCATTGGAAGCACTCGCTCAGGATCAGGTCGAGAAGGCCGAGCAGGTCATCGAGGACATGCGGAACGGGGTCATCGATGCCCAGCAAGCGCGGGTCGAGCTCGACGCCCGCAAGTGGTTTGCCTCCAAGTTCCTGCCCAAGCGGTACGGGGACAAGGCCGAGGTCGAGCACTCGGGTAACGTCGGCCTGACGGTCAATGTCGTGCGGATGACGGATGCCGACAGTAACGCTGCCGGCTAATGGCTGGCGACCGCGCCCATACCAGATGCCGGCGTGGGCCGCGCTCGAGGGCGGCTGCAAGCGGTTGGCCCTTTCTTGGCACCGAAGATCGGGGAAGGATGACCTGAGCCTTCACTGGGCTGCTGTGTCGGCCATGCAGCGGGTGGGCGGCATCTGGCACATGCTTCCCCAGGCGAACCAGTCCCGTAAGGCTATCTGGGATGCGGTGGACCCGCACACTGGCAGACGGCGCATCGATGCTGCATTCCCGCCCGAGCTGCGGGAGACGACCCGCGAGCAGGACATGTTCCTGCGGTTCAAGAACGGTTCGACTTGGCAGGTGGTCGGCAGCGACAACTACAACAGCCTGATCGGCTCCCCGCCCA